GTCGTCGGAAGACTCTATGGCATGTTTACGGCCGATAAGTCCGGCGTCGCGTTCACGCACGTCGTGAACGCCGGCAACATCTTGATGAGATTCAAGATGGAGCGGGTCGTGAAGGCGATGCAGGCCGCGAAGGCCTCGGGGAGCGTCACTGACCTCGCAATTCTCCAAAGAGAAATGCTCGACTCCCAGATCCTGGCGAAACACGTCACGGGGTTCGCCACGGACTGGGGACGTACTGGACAGGCGTTGCAGGGCAACTACATGCCCTCGGCACTACCGACCAGGGACATGCTCCTTGACCCAGAGAAGGCGGCCAGATTCCTAGACGACGCGGGCCTCAACCCCACCGTGAACGGAGACGAACTCATACAACTCGTCGAGGAGGCCGCGAGGGGACACAATAGGAACAACGGGTACGGGCCACTCGCTAGAGCCATCAATAATTCAAATGAGCAGGTCGGGAGCCGCGCGACCCCCATCTTCATGGAGATGTACATAAACGGCCTCTTGTCCTCGCCGTCGACGTTCCTTGGGATTACGACCATGTCTCCGCTCTTGACTACGGCCGTCGAGGGCATCCAACACTTTGCCGGGGGCATAATTCATGGCATTCCTGAAATCGCAAGCCTTGGCCATCTGAAGACCGGCGGACTCGCACAGGCGGCCGAGTCACTCATGAACCTCCCGAGATGGTTCCGTAACGCCAGGACTGGGCTCAAACAGTTGTTCCGAACCTACCTCCACGAGGGAAGTATCTTCATCCCCAACCACGAACTCATTGACGCGCCACGCGCCGGGCAGCGGGCCATTCGTTACGGGGAAGGGCAGCGAATGCAAGGTCCTGGGCGACTCGGCAAGTGGGCCGGTGAACAGGGCATGATGGTCCCAGGAGAGGGCGAGAACACGATCCTTTGGTGGCTCGTCAATGGCGCGGGACGGACTGTGCGGATACCAGGCAACGCCATCTCGTCCACTGACGAGGTATTCCGCGTCGCCGGCGGACGGACGGCACTTGAGGCGAAGATTTACCGCGAGAACATGAATAAGGCGCTCGACGCCGCCGGGCACGCTGACTCAAACACCTTCAGGCGAGCCGGGGCCGCGGCGGGCCTACACCGGCAGGTAGCCGAGGACACACTGAAGCAGGTCGAGAAGCACATAAACGATGGGGCACTCAGGACCAAGAACGTCCTGTTCAGGGAGGCGATGTCCCTCCCAGAGGTCCAAAGACTCAAGCAAGGGACCCCATTAGAGGTTGAAGAGGCCATGGAGATGGTCCAGAAGTACGTGAACGACAACTGGAATGGCGTACTGGACGAGGCAGGTGAAGTGGTCACTAAAGGACTCCGCGAGAACGTCGAATACACCACCGACTACGCGACCAGGCAAACCTTCACGGGACCAGTCGTAAGCACGGCGGGGAAGTGGTTCCAGAGTGGACTCAACGCTCTCCCTGTCCTTCGTATCCTTGTCCCATTCTTTAGGACCCCCGCCAAAATCTTTGAACGATTCGGCGGCTACTCCCCGACCTCTGGGCTGTTTGAGGCGGCGAACCGGACGTGGAGCCTTGGCCGCGGTCGTGGATTCACACTCAATGCACCAGGCAAGAACGGCAAGGGATCACACATCCTGGCCGCTCACCGACGAACAATGGACGACCTGGCCAGCGGCGACCCGAGACGAATGGCGGAGGCCAGGGGCCGGCAGGCCGCGGGCGTCGCCATGGCCGCGGGCTTCTATGAGTTGGCCGCGGCCGGACACATGACTGGGGGCGGGCCATCGGACCCGAACCAGCGACAAATATGGCATCTGACTGGATGGAGGCCATACTCATTGAAGGTGGGGGGCGTGTGGATTTCGTACAAGAAGGGCGACCCCGCGGCAATCGCCATGGGCGTCATGGCAGACACCTTTGAGGCGATGAGCGGAAGACCTGGCATGAGCCAGGAAGACATGGTGGACTGGATGGGGACAGTGATGATCGCGGTAGCCGAGGGCATGAGCGAACGTAGTTACGTTGGCGGAATAGAGCGGGCCTTCAACGCGATGCAAGACCCCGAGACGCGAGCCGATGACTTCGTCCGGGAGACGGCGACGAGCATGATGCCGTTTAGTTCGGCTGGTCGTAACATCACGCGGGCCGGGCATCCCGCACTGTACGAGGCGAGGTCAATTATTGAGGAGATGCGGACCGTGACATTCGCGGGACTTCCGTGGGGACCTGGCGACACTCCGCTCAGAAGGAATGTCTTTGGCGAAAGGATCACCATGGAGTCCATGGGCGAGCCCGACGCGACGGCTTACCTGAACTCCTTCAACCCATTCCGGTACTCGTACGAAACCGGCGACGTCGCCATGGGAGAACTGAAGGAAATTGAGTTCATTGGCACGCCACCACTTGAGAGACAAGAGGGCGTCTCGATGATCCAGTACCTGGGCGAGAGGCAGTCGATTGTCCCGAAGGAGCCCGCTACCAGGTGGGACCCAGACACCCAGACCAGAGAGATCCTTAGCGATGAGTTTGGGAACCCAATAGAGAATGCCATCACTGGATTCTCAAGGACAATATCTGTCCCGGACCCAGAGTGGCTCAACGACGAGGGACTTCAGCCCTACGACTACTGGCTCAGGGAAGTCGGCCGCGTCAAACTCGTTTCTCCAAGCGGGAGCGGCAAGATGGTAAGTCTTCGGAAGGGCGTCGAAGAGGTCATTGCGGGCAAGGGGTCCATTGGGCACGCGTACACGGCGTTCGCAATAGACTCTGAGGCGAACCGTGAACAGAAGCGAATCATCATCGGGGACATGGTAAAGATGGCCCGAGACATGGCGTACATGCGAACCCAGAAGCACAGGAACGAGGACGGCTCACTCGCGTACGCCGCCTGGCTACACCAGGTCAAGGCCGCGAGAATCATCGCAAGACCAGACCAGGATTGGGATCTCGCGGGTCCTAGTGAGGCCGCCGAGGCCAAACGAAGGGACATTAGGAATAGGGGAGTCGGGACCAGGAACTCTTCGCTCATGGAAACCATCCTGGAACGTGCGGAGGAGAGCCCATGAACAACCAACAACAGATCAGCGACCTGTTCGACGAGGTCCTATTTGGACTACTCAGGAATGGGAGGGAGATCATTGACGACGACGGGGCCACGCAGCGAGTGCCCCTGACCGCCGCCGACCTAAACATCATCCGACAAAGACTCAGGGACTGCGGGATGACTGCAATAGCCACGGACGACAACCCAATCGGGAACATCGTCAAAGAAATGAAGGCGAGGGGCGTGAAATACAGCCTCGACGTACCTGAGGTATCCAAAGATGACGACATCACCTCCAGGGTGGGTTGAGTACCCACTCGTAGTAGTTGACTGGGTTGACGCCTGCGAGCCCGAGATGAACTCGGATCTGAGCGTTGAGGACACTCCGACGCCGCAACAGGTTCGGCAAGCGGGGTTCATGATTGGTAACGAGGACTGTAGCGTGACGGTCGCTGGCGGCATGAAGCACGACCAGGGCGACCAGACATTCGACTACATGATTACGATCCCAAGGTGCTGCGTGAAGCACATCACTATATTGGAGACGGGTGGCCACATGGCCTCCCCACGTTGTGGCAACTGCGAAGCGGAGTAAACCCAAACTAGGGTGGTCAACTACGCACGTCAGCAGGAACGTAGTGAGAGTGGACATACCGGTGGCGAAGACCGAGGGGTGGGAGCAGTGGTTCCTACTGTCGTCGGACAGACACCACGACAACGCACACACAAACCATTCCCTTGAGAAACGCCACCTTGACCAGGCCGTCGAAAGATCGGCCGGAATCATTGACGCGGGTGACCTTCATTGCGCAATGCAAGGCAAGTGGGACAAGAGGGCCGACCTCACACAGTGCCGGCCAGAACAACAGAACGGAAGATACATAGACTCACTCGTTGACTCGGCTGTTGAGTTCTACAAGCCGTTCGCAAACAACTGGATTCTCATGGGCCGTGGGAATCACGAACAATCAATCCTCAAGCACCACGAGACAGACCTTTGCGAAAGAACCGTACAGGCAATGAACACACTCACGGGCTCCTCAATCCAAGCGGGTGGGTACGGTGGGTGGGTGATATTCTCTATCAAGCGTCATGGCAGTATTCGGCACTTCCGCCTGAAATACTTTCACGGAGCGGGCGGTGGTGGCCCAGTAACTCGTGGCGTCATACAAACAAACAGGATGGCCACCTATCTTCCGGACGCGGACATTGTCCTAACTGGTCACACGCACGACCAATGGCTCGTTCCCATTGCCAGGGAGCGACTCAGCAGGAAGGGTGAAGTTTACGTAGATGAACAAGTGCATTGCCGTTCAGCCACGTACAAAGACGAGTACGGTGACGGGCACAGCGGCTGGCACATCGAGCGGTTTGGTCCACCCAAGCCACTCGGAGGGTGGTGGCTACGATTCTATTGTCGTGACGGGAGAAATGACTTTAGGTTTGAACTACACAGGACGGACTGATGGAGAATAAACAAGACGTTGAACGCTACATCGAGCGGCTCGTCCACGACTTCCCATACTTCCTGACTGAACTTTGGCGAGAAGTGAACCTCCCCGACGTCGCAAGACATAAAATAGACATGGCGAACTGGCTCCAGCACGGGAACCGCCGGCGAGGCGTCAAGGCATTCCGTGGCGCATCGAAGACGTGGGTGACCATCGCCTACTGCTTGTGGCGTCTGTTTACCGATAGCAATGACAGAATCATGCTCGTGTCCAAGAGTGAGTCTCACTCCAAGTCTTCTTTATACATGGCAAGACAATGGATCAAACAGGTCCCATTCTTGCAGCACCTGAGTCCAGACAAGAGGGCCGGGCAACGTGATTCAGCGACGATGTTCGACATCGGGCCCGCCCCGGACGACCGAACGCCATCATTCAGTGCGTACGGAGTCCAGGGTCAAATAACCGGGGCCCGTAGTTCGTGCATCGTGTCCGATGACGTCGAGACGA